TTCAGAGGTCAAGAGTGAAAAAATTGTTACCGAAGCAGAGTTGCAGGAAATGAAAGTAGGTTATATCCCTATCGGCAGTGCTATTACTTCATATGCCATGAATTTTACAATCCGTCATGCTATGGCAAATTATGACAGATTTTGTTATGCTGACACGGATTCAATCCATTTGATTGGACTAGATAAAGCAAACCTGGTTGTAGAGCACCCAACGAATTTTTGTTGTTGGAAACGCGAGAGTACATTTGATTTCGCTTATTATGAACGTCAGAAAACTTATGCAGAGCATATAGTTGAAGAGAACCACAAGCCTTGTGAGCCTTATCTTGACATTAAAGCGTGTGGCATGAGTAGCCAAGCCAAGCAAAAATTTATTGAAGAGGGAAAAAATATATCAGAGTTATCTCAAGGTCTGAATATGGAGTCTTGCAACTTAAAGGCAGAGCGCGTGAATGGTGGTATTGTATTAAGAAATAAAGACTTTAAAATCCACGCTCAAAAAGATAAAAAAATTATGATATAATACTTGACTATATTTTAGCGTTGTGTTATTATAATAATGTAATAAATAAAACATATTACATTGCATTCACACTCACAGAATACAGAAAAAAGGAGGAAAACAAGATGTTTACAAGGACATTAGTAACAGCGGAGGTTTCTGTAGAAAGAATCTACAAAGACCAGGAGACGGGCGAAATCATTAAAGATTACTTTGAGGAAACACTGCCAAACTGCAAGACAAGAGATAAAGCGGAAATCTTGATTGAAAAGCAGTACAAGGGAGATATTGTTTTAATTTTAGATATCAAATTTAAACTGGAAAAACGCGCAATGACAGACGAGCAGTTCTTGCTTAATTCAGAGGTCAAGAGTGAAAAAATTGTTACCGAAGCAGAGTTGCAGGAAATGAAAAGGGAAGATTAACAGGAAAAACAGGAGGTAAAGAAATATGGTAGAAATCAAAGAAATGAGCAGAGAGTTTACAAAGGTCGAAAAGTATCTTATGACTACAGCGCCCGACGTTGAACCTTTAAAAAATATCGCTGATGGAGAGTCTATCCCAGTTGACGGATATCTTATCTTTGATGATATTAAGGATAATGGAGATATGCAGGAAATTGTGAGTATTATCACACCAGACAAAAAAGTATACTCAGGACAGTCAGCAACCTTTAGACAGTCTTTAAAGAATATTGAAAGTGTAATGGACGGTGAAAAATTCTCTATCGTTAAAATTAGCGGAAAGACAAAAGCTGGGCGCGATTATATCAATTGTACTTTAGATGTATCAAATTTATAATATGACGTCACGATAATACCATTTTAATTCTCTTCTTCTAAAGGGGAGGGGTGGCTAAATGCCACCCCCTTTTTTTAAAAAAATAAACGTTTCACGTGAAACATTAAGGAGGTGCTAAAATGATTGATGATGGTTATTATCACTGCGAACGCTTATTAACTATGAAAGATAAATATGGGAAAACCCCCGATATATATATTGTAGATGGAAACAGAACAGCTGGGAAAAGTTACTCTATTAAATGTAGACAAGTTTCCGATTTTTTAAAAGATAAATACAGACCCGAAAATCAGTTCATTTATTTATATCGAAATGTCATTGATATGACAGAATGTGCAGATACATATTTTGGTGATATCGCGGAAGCATTTGACGGTTATGTTATGACTGAAAAGCGCTTGATGCGGGGATCATTAGTACAGTTATTTATCAATGAAGAGCCATGCGGTTATTGTTTGGCTTTAAATGTAGCAAGAAAATATAAAAAAATGCGTGGACTGTTTGTCAATATACGCTCTATATTTTTTGATGAGTATCAAGACGAAGATAATATATATTTGCCAAATGAAGTAAATAAGTTGTTATCATTATGTATCACAATCAGTTCTGGTCACGGTAAACAGCATAGAAGAGTGGTTTTATATATGTCCTCAAATACAGTATCACTATTAAATCCTTATTATAAGGAGTTTGGTATCAACAAAATGTTAAAAAAAGACACAAAATTTTTGCGGGGCGATGGATGGGTGTTTGAACGAACTTACAATGAAAATGCATCAACAGCATATCAAGAAAGTGGTATTGCACGAGCTTTTAAAAATGCTAGTTATAACGCGTATGCGAGTGAAAATAAATATCTAAACGATAATGAATGTTTAATTGGTAAGCCAAGTGGAAAATCACGTTATATTTGTACAATTAAATTTAATGATAACCTGTATAATGTCAGAAAATATGATGCTTGTCTATATGTATCAACAGGTGCAGACGATAGTTTTCCAACGAGAATATGCTTTATAAAAACTGATGTTATAGACAACACAGCTATTAGAGTAAATTCAACACATTATATCGTTACGATGTTACGGGAATATTTTAACAGAGGGATGCTTCTATTTGAAAATTTGGAATGTAAGAACATGATATTTGATGTCATATCTTTTTAATGTTTCACGTGAAACATTGACAGTTTTAATGATATATGTTATTATAATGCTGTACCCAAAATAATGCAAGCATTGTAATTGATATACACGCACATAGACAAGTAGTCTGATATCAATTTTTGGCGTTGCGTTCCCTTTGCATTGATTATTTTGTAAAGTACAATATGTTTCACGTGGACAATGTTTCACGTGAAACATTTTTTTATTTACATTCATTTTTATTTGTGCTATGATATACAAAAAAGGAGGTGATGTTATGCAGGAAATCATGACAATGATTAACACTTTAGGCGTACCAACAGCCGTAGCTATTGCTTCTATGTGGTATGTGAAATATCGAGAGGATAAAAATGATGAACACCTAGAGAAGTTGAATGAAGCGCATAAACAGGAAATGTCAGACATCACAGAAGCATTGAATAACAACACGCTTGCGCTTCAAAGAATATGTGATACATTTGAGCAGAAAAAGGAGGATTAAACATGACAGTAAAAAAAGCAGTTGATATTTCATATCACAACGGAGTTATTGATTTTGAACGATTAAAAAACGCCGTGGACTATGTTATCATTCGTTGCGGTTACGGACAGGATATGACATCACAAGATGATAAACAATGGAATCGAAATGTTAGTGAATGTGAAAGATTAGGGATTCCATACGGTGTATATTTTTATTCCTACGCAAAATCAACAGCAAAAATTGAGGGTGAAATTAGACACTGTCTTAGATTGTTACAAGGCCACGCACCTAGTCTTCCTGTATTTTTTGATAGTGAAGAAAAGGGAACACAAGGTGTAGCAAAGCACAACGCAAAGCGGTTTTGTGACGCTATGTTAACGAACGGATATAAGGCCGGTATCTATGCTAGTAAATCATGGTTCGAGAATTACATTGGTGAAACATGGGGGTATGATTTGTGGATAGCTCGTTACGCGAATGTATTAGGTGTAGATAATGTGGACATATGGCAGTATTCCAGTAATGGCTCAGTTGACGGCATTAGTGGACGATGTGATGTGAACCATGTATACAAAGACTATGGAACATCAAGTTCTATCCACGATGTTCCACAGAGCCCAACAACTCACGCAAAAACAAGAAATGAATTGATTGCTCTTGGACAACAGCACGCTATCAATTTCACAGGCGTTCAAATCGCAGTTGATGGTATTGTAGGCAGAAATACGAAAAGAATGGCGGTTCGCGTAGTGCAAAGAGCCATGAACGCAGACTACGGTAACACACTTGTGGAAGATGGTATTATAGGAAGAAAGACTTTAGCAAAAGCAGGAAAGCATTATGTGAAACGTGGTGAAAAACAGTTTCTTGTCACAGCTCTTGAAATCTTATGTTTGTTACAAGGAAAAGACCCGAACGGAGTGGAATGCCCTGGAATATTTGGTGGAGGTCTTGCACGCGCTTGTGGAATTGATATTGTTTACGCGAAAGATATGTTATACATGATTTAGTTTTTATTCACGTGGAACAAAAATGTTTCACGTGAAACATTTTAAGGAGGATAGCAAATGCCAAATATCAATGTTGCCTATCAGTGGGCAATTAATGCGTGCAATGCCCCCAATATTGGTTATTCTCAGCAATACCGAAGAGGGCAGACTGTGAACGGTATTACTTATTATGATTGTAGTTCTTTTATCTCAAAAGCATTAACAGAAGCAGGATTTTTCTCGGTGAACCCATGGTTTACCACAAGGACAGAAGAGGGATACTTATTACAAGCAGGATTTAAAGAAATCAATATCAATGAAGCGTGGCAAGCTGGGGACGTGGTATTGCGTAGTGGACATACTGAAATGGTATATCAAGGAGCAGGAGCAGGTAACGGAGGTATTACAATGGGCGCACATAGTGGGCGTTATCCATTAACCGAACAAGTTAGCATTAATACATATACAGCGAAACCGTCAGCATGGACTAAAATATATCGCTATGGCGATAGTGCAGGAATGCCACTTGAGTGGATTCATGGGAATCGTTATCTGACAGAAGATGAAATGAAAAATAATGCCTATGTATTTTATAGCACGATGTTTTTCAAAGATTTTACATTAAATGCAATTGCAGGAATGTTGGGTAATATGGAAATCGAATCAAATATCAACCCTGAGTTATGGCAGTCACTAAAAGAGGGAAACTATAACGGTGGTTACGGTCTTGTACAATGGACACCAGCAACAGTCTATACAGACTGGGCGAATTCTAATGGGTATGATATTACAGACGGTTACTACCAATGCGTTTGGCTTGACGAAGAAACAGTAAGTAGCGGACAGTGGATTGAGACTACAAAATATCCGATATCGTGGGAAGAGTTTCGTAAGTCTACGAAAGAACCAGATTATCTAGCGTCTGCATTTTTAAAGAATTTTGAGCGTGCAGGGGTGGAAAAAGAAGAGGAACGGAAAAAGAACGCGCTAAAATGGTACGCATATTTACAGACATTATCTCCATACCCAATCCACCCGCATTCAAGAAAAAGAAAAATGCCCCTTTACTTTTTCTTTCCGTGGTGATACAATAAAAACGTAAAAGGGTGGCATTAAAATACAAGGAGGTAAAATATTATATGGATTACAAAGAAGCATTAAGCGAATTAATTGACGCTGTAGCAGACGTGGAGGAACACGGTGACGCTATTGAAGTTTTGCAGAACTACGAGAGCGAAAGAGATGGAGAGTCAGACAGCGAATGGAAAGACAAGTATCTAAAACTAGAAAGCGAGTACAAAAAGCGCTTTAAGGAAAAAATGACAGAGGGAACGACTCGCGCAGATGATAAAGGCGAGCCAAAAGACGAAACAGAAGAAATTACCGTGGAAGATTTAGACTTTAACGGTAAAACAGAGTAAGGAGGTTTTAACAAATGGCAGACGCAACAAATAAAAACATTTTAAAAGCGGTTAAACAGGAACTTTCTTTTGAAGTTCAGAACCACTTGCCAGTGGAAGTCTCAGACAATTTACAGACTGTCTATGATAACATTCTGAATTTTGCCCCTGTTCGAAATGAAATTGTACCGTCATTAATTAATCGTATCGGTATGCAGACCGTGGACAGCATTGCATGGAGAAACCCGTTAGCTAGGTTCAAAAAAGAGCCTATGCGTTATGGTGAGACACATGAAGAAACATATGTGAATATGTGCAAAGGTCGTGTATATGATTCACAGGCTGACTTCAAATTTGCGTTTCAGCAATACCAGTCTTACATCATGAGCGTATTCCATAATGTAAATCTTGAAATTCAGTACCCTGTGACGGTTACATATGACAATCTTAGAAAAGCTTTTACAAGCGAGTACGGTATCCGTGATATGATTATGGCAAAAATGGAAAGCGCTATCACAGGAGCGAACTGGGACGAATATCTCGCTATGCGTGATTTGATTAATGTCGGGTATGAAAAAGAGGTGCTTCCAGCAGTGACCGTTGACGCGATTGTTGATGAAGCATCAGCGAAAAAATTATTGATTGAGGTCAAAAGAGCAGTCGGGGAGTTTGGTTTCCCATTGCCAGAAAATAATCCAGCTGGTGCAACGTCCCACGCTATGCCAACAAATTTGATTTGGATTACAACGCCAGAAGTGAACGCACAGATTAGCGTTGACGCTCTAGCCTATGCGTTCCATATGGACAAAGCAGACGTGGCAGTTCAGACCGTGATTGTAGACAAGTTTGCAAACAGCGCAATCCAAGGCGTTCTTTGTGATGTTCGTTTCTTCAACGTACGCGACCAGTTCAAGGAAATGAGCGACCAGCGACTCGCAAATGTCTTATCATGGAACTACTTCTATACACAGGTGGAAATGGTAAGTGCAAGTCCGTTCTATCCGATTAGGGTATTCACAACCGATACAGTTGTTGATACGCCTACACTTAGTGTCACGGCAGGAACTTATACAGCAGGACAGACACAGGAAGTAGAAGTAACGGTAACAGGTGGAACAGGCACATACCATCAGAATTTAGTGACGCTTGAAGTTGACAGTGGTGCTACTTCTGCTAAAACATACGTAATCCCGGGAACACATATCTTACACACAGGAGCAGACGAAACGGGAACTATCGTATTAAAAGCAATTTACAGACCAAATGAAACAATTACAAAAACAGCAACATTCACAAAAGCGTCATAATTAACGGAGGTAGTTATCTATGATAAATTTACCTGTTCAAGGAGGGGTCGCACCACGCGACCCCGAAACAAAATTAAGATTGTATAGTGGAGTACCATGGTCTGACGAGTATGAACACGTTAGATTATACAATTCAAAAGAAGATTTGCTAAATCATTTAGAGTTATATCGTAAACATATTAATAGTGTTGACTTGTCACACCTTGCCCCGATTAAAGTAGGAAGTTATGATATCCGCGTACCGTTCACAGAAATGAAAGCACTTAATCTCAATTATTTAGCTTTTCAAAATAGTGGGATTTCTAACGAATGGGTATTTTGCTTTATTAATTCGATTGAGTGGCTTTCTGAAAAAACAACTAGAATTAACTTTTCCTTAGACGTTTTTCAAAACAACTTTTACGATGCAAATATCAAACCTTGCTTTGTAGAGTATCATCATATCCCTAGAAGTGCTGACGCGATAGGAGTAAACTTGACACCCGTAAATATTGAAACAGGCGAAACGATTGTATCAAGGCACAAAAAATTAGACTTAACACCAACAGAGTGTTGTGCTTTTGTAACAAGAGGAACAACAGAGCAAAGTTGGTTTGAGGGTCGCGTGGAAAACGGTGTATATTGTTGGGGTAGTATCGGACATTATGATGTAACTACAGAAGATGGTCTAAAAGGGATTAACACTTTGTTGGAAGATTATAACAATCAAGGTGCACAAGATGCCGTTATAGGATTATTTATGTCGCCAAAATTATGCACGCTTGCATTAGGTGGAAAAGAGATAAAGCCTAAAATTACATCTATGCAAATATCTGACAACGTATTCGAGGGATATAAACCAAAAAATAAAAAGTTATACTCTTATCCTTGGTTATTTTGTTTGGCTGACAATAACCAAGGCAATACACATATATACAGATATGAATACAGCTATAACCGCGATAAGTCTCTTGAGTTCGACAGCTATGGTACAATTGCAACTCTACCGCAAGTTCTAACAGCACCTAAAAATTATAAGACGCGCGAAGAATTAGGGCATGGACTAATGAGCGAAGCACTTATTAATTCATCTTTTCCGATGTGTTCTTTTTCTTCCGACACTTATCGGGCATGGCTTGCTCAAAATAAAAGTTCAATCGCTCTATCACAAGTTCATACTGCTGTCGATGCCACTCTAGGAACAGGCACGGCTATAGCAGGCTTAGCAGGAGGAAGCTTGCAAGGTGGTCTTAATGGACTCGGGAAAACTACGAACGTTTTTTGGGACGCTCTTGGAATGTTAGCCAATCAGACAGACAGAGCTAGAAATGCTGGGGTGACACATGGGAAAGCATTATCAGAAAATGTATTGACAGGTATTAAGGAGTGTGGTGTTGATTTCTATGAAATGTCCTGTAAAAGACAATTTGCAGAAATGGCAGACAGTTTTTTCGAGCAATTTGGATATCCAATCAATAAGATTGCGACACCTTATCTACACTCAAGAGCCTATTGGAACTACGTGAAAACTTCTCATTGTGGATTTACGGGGGGCATTGATTTAGAACAGTTGAAAAAGTTACGAAATATATTTGATAACGGTGTAACTTTGTGGCATACTGATGATATAGGGAATTATGGGCTATCCAACGATTAAAAGGAGGTGCATAGAAATGAGAAATCCATTGCGAATTTTTGAACGAAATGTCAATAAAAAGAAAAGTAGTGATTTTGAAACAATTAAGAGTATCTTCTTTTACGATATTTTTGACATATTTGTAAATAGGTACACATGGAATGATTTGCCTAAAGAAATACTACCAATGTACATTGAACAAACACTATTTTGGCATGGACTTGGTGTATTCATCAAAGATGATATCGCAGGATACGCTTTTATGAAAGTTGCATTATCAGGGTTGCCCGATATTTACAATATTCCTCAAGATAGAATTGCTTACACAGCTAACGGTTATATAGAGGAATATGGTAAAGAAAATAGCTGTATATTATGGAGCAACTACTCAACAATGCCGTACTACTACAAAGCTTTAATGTACGCTGACGCTATGGCTAACACTTGGAAAACAAAAGGCATTAATATGTATGCACAGCGTACACCTGTTGCACTTTCTTCCTCAGACAACGAAAAACTGAGCTTTGAAGTTGTAGGCGAAGAGTACGATAACTATTTACCTATTATAAAGCTATCCGACTCGTTAAACTTAAAAGATATTAAAGCTTTGAACATGGGCGCGCCTTATATAGTGGATAAATGTGAACAGGAGTTGAGGGATTTATGGTCACAGGTACTGACATCTTTAGGATATGAAAGCAATCCTGTAGAAAAAGGCGAACGTCTTGTCACTGGCGAGACAGCTGGGAACAACGGGCAGATTGAAGCTAACAGAAATGTAGGGCTAACATTAAGAAGAAGATGTGCGGACGCTATAAATGAGTTATGGGGTCTGAATGTAAGCGTTGACTTCAACAGTGAGTTGCCTACCATGATGAATGGATATGTACCAGACAAGTATATGCAAAAAGGAAAGGAGGGTGACGAGATTGAGTAAATACACTACGACTATAAAAGATATTTGTGAAAGCTTTATCCCGTCCCAAGAACTATGGAGCATGGACTTATCCATACAAAGAATAATTGACAAAACACAGGAAAAATTTTTTGACTTTGATTTTCCTTTTTACTCAGAGGATAGAAAAGATCTGTATACTTTTAAAACATACTTTTTACTTAGGTATTGGAATAATTATATAGGTTTTGAAACTCTAGGGATGTGGAAAACAGCTTTTATGTCAAAAATGCATGAACTTACTCCATATTATACAAAATTGTATGACGCAATTCAAAATGATAACCCTTTTACAAATATAAATGTGACATTCACAGAAGCAGAAAAAGGAAACGAAAAAACAACAACTAACTCAACAGATGCAGGAAAAAGTGAAGTAAAAAACAACCAAAATTATCAGAATATTGACAGTGATAACCCACAAGTTACAGTAGCTACACAAGATTATGCAAGTTCTATGAGTAGGGGTGAAACTATTAATAACACTACAACAACAGCAAACAATAACCATGCAGGAAATGACAACAAAGACAGCAAAAGAGACAGAGAAACAAAAGAGATAGGGTTAAGAGGTAAATCAACAAGCGAAGCTATCGAAGAATATCGCAATCAAATACAGAATATCAATCGAGAACTTGTAGAAGCTTGTCGCGATTTGTTTCTAAAAGTTTGGTAAAAAGGAGGTGAAAATATATGACAGAAGATATAAAACCTTTATTTCCATTACTTTGCTGTGACGTACCTAGTGTATACAGTAATAAGCAGAGTTATTATGAATGCTTATGCTATATTGGGTATAAAGTGAATGAGTGCATTGACGCAATAAATGGCTTTACAGACGCGTATAAACAGTATACGGATGAAAAAATTACACAATTGAAAGCATATATTGACGGACTTAACACTGATATCTACAATCATATCACAGAAGTTGAAAAAAATATCCGAGAGGATATGAACGCTAAAGACACGGAACTTGATGAAAAAATCAATAAAGTTCAAACGCAACTTCTTGATAAAATTGGTGTATTGAATATTTTGATGTTCGACTTAAATGCTGAGACAAGAGCGCATATCGATACAGAGGTGAAGAAGCTCTACGATTATATTAATGATTATGTACCAAATAATATGGAAGTGCTTAACCCTGTAAGGGGATATCGAACGAGTTTGAACCAAGCGTTAGCGGATATGTATGATAACTTACGCTATTATGCGTTGACGTGTAATGAATTTGATTCGTTAAATTTGACTTGCACAGAGTTTGATGACTTATTACTTAGTTGCACTGAGTTTGATTTATACGGGGCAAAAAGATTTAAAGTAGATAGCAACTTATATATGCATGACCCGTTTACAGGTGAGTATGTTTTTTATCAAGATGTAATTTACAAACTTGCGGAGTTACATTTCAATAACCCAATTACAGCTAGAGAGTTTGACGCTTTATTATTGACTGTAACAGCATTCCAGTCTAAAGCGTTAAGCGCTTACACATTTGACAGTAACGCAAAAACGGCGTTAAAATTATAAATCAAGGAGGAATAAAAAATTATGAGTTCAACAAACAAAACAACTTATTATGAATTAAGCCAGTATATCGGTACTGACAAGCCGACATATTTAGGGGATTATAACTCTGATATGTCTAAAATCGATGCAGGAATTCACGGGGCAGATGATAAAGCTACCACAGCATCACAAAATGCAGGAAGTGCGATTACTAGAGTTAGCGAAGTGGAAAAAACTGTGCAGTCACATACAAGTGCTATTACGACGTTGCAGACAGATGTTACAGGGTTAAAAGACAGAGTGAAAACAGCTCAAAACACCGCCACTACAGCAGACAACAAGGCTGATAGTGCACAGCAGACAGCGAATAGCGCACTTTTAACCGCTAATAATGCCAGTGCTAAAGCTGATAATGTGAATAGAGATGTAACACTGTGGACGGGTAGCATTAAAAACTCAAGTGTTGTACTTAACGACAGCTTGACTAATTACAGATTTTTATATATCGAAACTAATGCTGGTGTTTCTCCAATTTTTGCTTACAGAAATGATAAAAAGAAGTACGTTAGTGCTCAGCAGACTTTGAAAGATGGAGCAACAAATACTGTATCTACAACTACAATCATGCTGGAAATTATTGATGATACACACATTAAAGTTAGTACTAATACTATAGACCATGCTTTCAGTAGTACACACCCTAGTCTTGATGCTATTTAT